CGGTCGGCGGTCATCTTCAGGCCCTCGAACACCGGTGGGCATGACGTGAACTCCTCCTCGTTCGTCTCCGCCGTAATGCACACGCCCGTGATGACGAGCGCGGAGAAACGGTCGTATGCGGCGGACTCGGCGTTCTTTATGCGGACGATTCCCACGTCCAGCCCCGCCGATACGCCTTTGGCGGAGCGGTTCTGCCGTGCCTCCTTGACGTAGTTCGCGGCATCGACAAAGGCATTCCACGTCGATGCCCTGATCACAACGTCCTCTCCGGCTCTTACCTTCTCCATCGTGTGCTTCCTTTGCGTTTACCGTCAAACTTTGACAGCAAGCCGTCAGTTCCCGATTCCGAGGTTACCGAAGTCACCCTCCGGGTACACCTGCTCGACATACACGGCCACGGGTTTCTTGACCATGTTCTTACGGTTTTCCGCCACCTTGTCGGCATATCGAACCCAGAGGTAGTCCCAGCCGTACTTGCGGCTCACCTGTATGTCGCCGACCTTGAACCCCGCCTTGTTGGGCGAGACTGCGAAGCGGAACGTTATCTCCCACGGAGCCGACGCCTTCTTCGAGCGCTTTGTGCCGGAAGCGCCTAGAAAGAGAACCTCCCCGGAAGAGAACCCTCGGAAGCCAGACCGGTTGACCGTCCCGGTGAGAGCGGCGAGCGTCTTCTTGTAGGAGGTCGAGACGCGAGTGCCGGAAAGCGTGTGCGTCTCCGTGAAGTTGAGGACGGGCATAGTCACGTCAACGCCGTTCACGTTGCCCTCGTTGTCGACCTCGATGGCTCCCGCGAAATCCGGTGCGTCGTTCGGGTACTTGCCGTCGGTCTTGATTGACTGGTTGAGGTGCATCGTGCCGCCGCCGGTGTCGAACGCGAAGACGGTAGCGTCCTCGTCCCCGGTGTCCGTGTCCGGCGACTCCCCGTCCTCGTCTGCCTCGTACACAGCCTTGACCTTCCAGGTGTCAGCGTTGATCCGCTCCACGACCTCGATGGACGACAGAGCCATCCCGGCTACGGTCTTGACCCTGCCTCTCGCCGCCGAAAGCGCGGCGGACTCGTCCTCCGCGCCGAATACGAGGTAGGGGATTTCGATTTCCGTAACGTCGCCCTTGGCGTTGATTGTCTCGTCACGCTCCGTGTATGCCTCTTCGACTCTCAATGTTGCCATGATGGGTAGCCTCCTATTGGAAAGTGAGTGTTGCGCCGTTTCCGCCTTCCTTGAGCAGTTCGGCTGTCTTCTTCGTGTGCTTCACGATTTCCTGCGTCGCCGTGAGCATTCTCTGCTCCATCTGCGACCCGCGAAGGTTCTGCGCTGCGCGGGCGTAGAACGCACCTTGCGGCTTCGCAATGTCAGTCTTCTTCGCCGTCGCCTCCTGCGCAGAGCGGAGCTTCGCCGCATACTTGTCCACAAGCCCCTCGGCGAGCGAGTAGGCGTCCTGCGCCTTGCGGATGCGTTTCTCCTCGTCGTCGGACACATTGCCGTCCTCCTGCGCCTCCGCGAGTGCCTTGCGGAACTCCTCCTTCGCTGCTGCGGCTGCGACCTTCGACTGGACGATGAGGTCGTTCAGCATCTTCATCCCGTTGGCCGCGTCATCCTTCAACGCAGACTCGACCTTCCGGTCTGTCTCGCCCTCGCTCCGACGCCGCTCGATATCCTCCGCAGTCTGGTCGAATCCCTCCTGCAGGTCGGCTATCTCCTTGTCGAACTTGCGCTTCGCCTTGGCCTCGGCAGTCTTGATGCGCCGCTCCGCAGTCGCGTCCGCTTCCGCAAGACGGCCTTCGAGATCGGCTATCTTCTCCAAGTCCTTGTCCTTCTTCGACTTCTCGTAGGAAAGCATCGTCTGTATGAGCGCCTTGTACTCGTCACGCAGCTCCCTGATGTCGGATATCTCGTTCTCCAGCTCCGAGCGCGTCTCGCGGATGAGCTTCTTCTCGATTTCGGCGGCTTTTTTCGAGGCGGAGTCGGCCTCGTCCATCGAGGCGTGCTTCTCCTCACGCCCCAGGTTCACTTTCTCCTCGATCTTCTCGTGTTCCGTCTTGCCGCCGGTGAGCGCGTCCTTGTCTCCGTCCCTGATCGCGGCGAGGCGTTCACGCGCCTCGGCGATTTTCTTCATCGTCTCGGATATCTTCTCGCCGTTCTTCTCGATCTCCTCGGAGGACTTGTTCATTCTGAAGGTGATTGTGTGCCACGTGTTCACCCAGAAGCCGCAGAGAGACTTGTTCTCCTCGTCGAGTTCAGCGATGTTCTTGCGCATCTCGGCTATCTCGGCCTCTATCTGGTGGATCGCCTGCGCCTTCATCGCCTCGTTGAACCGCTCCTGCGCATTGGCGGCGAGTGAAATCGAGTTCGTCGTGCGGTCGATTGCGATACCGAGGTTCCCGTAGCGCCCCTGGAGCTGCCTGGAGAGCTTTTCAGCCTCCGACATCTCGGCATTCGAGAGCTTCTCCTTCTCAGCAAGTTGCGTAAGCCGCTCCATGCGAAGCTGGTCCGTCGCTCGAAGCTGGTCTCCCTTGTCGCGGAGCTTCGTCATCTCGTCCGAGAGCTGCGCCGTGTGCTTCGTCGCGGAGGCCATGTACGCGCACAGACCTCCAAGTGCAGCGACGATGCCTATCAGAACCCATGTTATCGGTATCGCGCAGAATGCCGTAGCAGCAGCCGACGCGGCAAGGTAGCCAGCCGCCACAACCTTTGTGGTCGCGGCAAGGGCGACGTTCGCTGTAGCGGCCACGCCCGCCGTCAGCGCGGCCTTCGCGTGGGACAGGGTCAACGCCCGTCCGACCGCCGCTAACGCGACGTGGGCCGCCGTAGCGGCCTTTGCGGCGATTCCCGCGACTGTCTGGGCTGCGGCGTGGGCTTTGGTCGAGATTGTTGCTGCTATAGTGGCACCGTTCAGGCTTCGGAGCGCCGCCGTGATGGCCGTGAAGCGGCTGGCTATCGCAGATTTCGCGGCGGCTGCGGCCTCGGCGTTCGACATGAGGACGAGACTCGCCGCGATCTGCTTCGCGCGGCTGTCGATAGGCAGATTCAGAGCGGCCAGGAGCTTGGACGTGCCGACCATAGCCGGGATTGCCGCATTGCGGTAGTCTGCAAACGCCCTCGCCATGAGGGAGAACGCCCCCTGGACCATGACGCCCTTTGAGACGAGAGCCGCCTGGACACCGGCGAACGCAGAGAACACGCCGGACAACACGCCTACACCGGCGGAAAGCACACGGGAGACAGTCCCGACTGTGAGCAATGCGGCTCCCAGTGCGGCAATCGATCCGACAGTCACGGCAACGGAGGCGACAAGTCCCTTGTTCGCCTCGATCCACTTCGTGAAGGAGTTGATGACGGCGGTTATCCTCTCGACCATCGGCTTGATGGTGTCGTTCAGGGCTTCGCCGGTCGCGTTCATCGCGCCCTCGACGGCGCTCTGGAAGAGTCGGAATGAGCCGCCTATCCCTGCGTCCATCGCCTTTGCCGTCGCGTCCGCCTGCCCCCTCACGTCCTTGAGCTTGACGAGGAACGCATCCAGCTCCTCGATGTTGCCGCCGAGGGAAATCCCGGCGAGGGAGCCGCGGATGTCGAACACGTCCTCCATGAACGCAAGGCGCTCTGCGGTAGGCATCTTGGCGGAAACCTCCGCGATGTCACGCATTATGTCGGCCATCTTCCGAAGGTTTCCGCTTGCGTCCACCGCCTCCACGCCGACGCCCTTGAGCGTCTTCTGCACATCGGTGTTCGCAAAGCGCGAGAACGACTTGCGCAGGGCAGTTCCGGCGAGCGACCCCTTGATGCCTACGTTGGCCATGACGCCAAGCGCGGCGCACAGGTCGCTGATGTTCTCTCCAGCGGCCTTAGCCTGCGGCCCGGCCATCTTGAGTCCCTCGAACAGTTCGGTCAGCGTCTGTGCCGATCCGTTGGCGGTTGCCGTGAGGACATCGGACACACTCGACATCTTCGACGCCTCAAGCCCGAAGATGCGTAGCGAGTTTGCCGCGATGTCGGCGGACTCAGCCAAGTCGGTGCCGGTCGCACGGGAAAGGTTCAGCACGGACGAGATCGAGGCTTCGATTTCCGACGGATCGAACCCCATCCGCCCGAGCGCGATCATGGCGTCAGACACCTGCTGCGCCGTGAAGGACGTCTCCCGCCCCAGCCTCTGCGCCGTCCGCGTCAGATCCTCGAATGCCTCGCCGGTCGCCCCCGTCACGGCTTGCACGAGGCGCATCTTGTCGTCAAATCCGGCGAACGACCGGCCCGCAAGGGCGAACGGAAGCGACAATGCGCCTCCGAGAGCGACCATCTGCCGACCCAGAGACGTGCAGGACTTCCCGAAGTCCCTCAACTGTGACTGCGCTTCCGAGAGATTCCGGCGGAGCTTCGAGGTCTCCGCCGTCACCTCCACGTAGGCGCGTCCCGCCTTTATGTTGTTTGTCGCCGCCATTGCGCGGTCTCCTATTCATTTTCGCTTGCAAGGAAATCGTCAGCCACGGATTCGAGCATTCCGAGCCGTTCACGGCGTTCGTATTCGCCGGGATGCCGTTCACGGAGCGCCTTCGCCACTTCGAGAATCTCTCCGGCAAGCACCTTGAGCCGCTCAACCGCGAACCCTGCGCTGACTATTTCGCACATTTACCGCCTCCTCGGCAGAACGCCGCCTTTAGAGCCTCCTTCATCTCCTCGCCGCGAAGGACGATCTTCGCCGGCTGCGGAGCGAACGGATTGAAGTCGGACGGGCGGAAAGGCTGACCTTTCTTCGGGTCGCGCTGGAGGTTCGCGGAAAGCGCCATCATCGACGATGCGATTCCCCACTCGAACCTCCCGCGGCCCTCGGCCATCCACGCAAGTTCCCTCAAGGTGCGGGGGTCTGGATCGACGCCGCAGATTCCTGCGAGGCGGTAGCAGACCGCAACTCCGTCTTCAGCCTCTCCTCCAGCTCCGGGCTTTCGAGGACGGTCTTGAGAGCCGTCTCCATCTCCCCCGCGTATTTCCTTGCGAGGCCGACTGCCTTCTTTAGGAACAGTCTCCTCGCTCCGGGGAAAAAATCGACAAGCTCGTCAAGAAACGCCCGCGTTGCGTCCTCGATTGAGTCCCCGGCGAGCGATGCGCCGAAGTCCTCGTCCTTGACGCCTTCGGCATTCGCCTGCCTTTCGCAGACAACCCAGAGGATGTCCACGAGAAGGCAGGGGTCGGAGGCGATGCGGTCAATCGTGTCGACTCTGACGTTTCCGTCGGCGCTTGTGCCGATGACGTTCACGAGGTCGATTCCGAGGGTATCGCGCAGGCGCTTCATCTGCCAGACGTTGAGCGCGATTTCCCAAGTCCTGCCTTTGTTGTCCTTGAAGGTTCTCATGCTTCACAGCTCCTTTCCCTCTGCATCACGAGCCGCCCCCGTCCTTCCACGTCGGCGCGCGGCTGACGAGCGTCGGCTTGCACGTTACGCTCACGGTCAACGCCTCCTCCAGCGGTTCGGAGCGCGAGAACGACGTGACCACGAAGTCCGCGTCGAGGCCGTTTCCGTCGCCGTCCGACGCGAAAAGCGCGATTGCCGTGTTGTTGAAGTAGGCGTTCTTGATCGCCTTGAACCCGTTGTCCGACGTGTCCCAGACCATCTCGAACTCCAGCGACGCGTCCTTGAGCGTTGCAGCGGTGATGCGCCAGCCCTCGGCGGCGCGCGTTGTGATGTCGGCCTCGCCCGTCTCCAGGTTAAGCGTCACGTCCTTGCAGTTCTTCATCTCCGAGCTGGCCGTGCTTCCGGCCGCCCCGTGGAAGAGCTTTGCATCCAATCCAAGTTTGTATGCCATGTCATTTCTCCTTGTTTTGTTTGGTGTTTGAAACAGTCATTTGACCGCTCCGCTCCACATCTTCGCCAGCTGCGGGGCGGAGTCCTTGAGCGACGGCCCCATAAGGGGGCGTTTCGGATAGCGCTCCCTGCGGTACCGACCGCCGAATTCGTGCGCGGCTGCGGACTCCCCCACGAGGTTGAATCCGGGTCCGACGAGGACGGACATCCCCTCGCGGTCGAGTCCGAAGAGGATCGCCCGCTTGAGCAGCCCGCGCCGCGAGTGCGGCGGCTGTCCGGGCTGGGACGGCTTCGGGCTGGTGAGGATTCTCCTCCTTGCGACCGTGCGCACGTATGCGCCCGCCCGCTTGAGGACATCCCTCCCGGCCTTTGCGATCCTCGCGAGAAGTCCCGCCTCGTCGAACTCAATGCCGGACTTCATGCGCGTTGACCTCCTTGAAGCAGAGTTCGATGACGCCCGTGAACTGGCGCCTGTCCCGCAGATGTTCGGGCGAGTAGAGGGGGCTGTGGTTCGCCTCGACGCATTTCGCTCCGTCTATCGTCTTGTGCAGGAATCCGAGAGCGAGGGTCTGCGCGTAGCTCACGAGATCGACGAGTTCGTCCTCGGTGGCCTTGCGCAGGATTCCGACCTGGACTGCGAGGATGTCCTCGCGGAAGCCCCTGGCGATCATCCTGTGCTTGATCCCGACGGGAACCACGACGATGCGTGTGCGTTCCTTCACGTCCTTGAGCGTGTACTCCGGCGCGAGTTCGACCTCTGCCTCCCCGATTTCGCGGGCGATGCACTCGGCAAGATGGATGATGTCAACCATGAGACATTCCTTTCACGATCTCGAAGACCAGCGTTCCGACGGCGGAGAGGAGAGCGATGATCGCAGCGCCCATCGCGGCGTGGAGGGTCTTCTGAAGCCCGGCCGCAGTCGCGCATGGCGGCGTGTGGTGGGCCGTGTCGGCGAAGTGCATCTTCACCATGCCTTTCAGCTCGGCGATGTCCATTCGCGCCCTCGTGACGCTTTCCCACAGCTCCGGGAATCCGGGCGGCATTCCGGGATTGTGCTGTTCGCGCTCCTGGCTCATTCCTCTCCTCCCGTGTGCTTGGTGTGGATTCGGTACGCAGTTCTGTACGGATCGCTCCACCGCCACGCCGGTTCGCCGTTTGGCGCGAGAACTTCGTAGTCCGCGCCGCGGAACCTGATGACGTCGCCCGTTTCGGGCGGAGCGTCGAGGGCGCTTGCGGCAACGATGAAGTCTCGCGTCTCGATGCGTATCCACGCCCCGACGTCGTTGACGGAGCGGAACACGGTGCGCCCAGGCACGGCGCGGACGGTCTTGGTCCCGCCACCGAGGCGGATGTACTCCGCTTCGGAGGCGAGAAGCTCGTCCTGCACCGCGCGCAGGGTGTCTATGGCGGCTTCGATCATGGTTTTCACAGTCCGGGGCAGAGGCGGACGAGGACAGTCTGGTCGCTCGCGCCAGAGAGTGAGACTGCGTGGCCGATCTTGACGGAGCCGGACGCGCCTGCCGCGACGGCCTGCCTGTCGCTGGCGTTCCAGCCGACCTCCATGCCCGCCGCAAAGGCGACGCCGGTTCCCTTGGCGACCTCGTACACGCCCGTGAGGGCGAGGGCACCGAGTTCGCCCGCCTTGATGTCGAGCTTCGCCACTCCGGCGAGCTTGCCGGACAGGATGATGACATCGCCCGCCGCCACGTCGGCGAGGGGCGTGTAGTCGATTGCGTCTCCGCGCTGTATGAATCTTGCGTCCATGATTGCTATTCCTTTCTCGTTTCGATGTTGGCGGCTTCGGCGTCGGCGCGAGGGGGAAGAA